AGCATGGCCGCCATTGTCACCAAGAAAATCCCCGCCCTGCGACATAGCGATGGAAAGCGCAGGTATTGATTCGTAGTACGCCAGCATTTCAGAAAGGATCGCATCCAGTTTTCTTATCGGGAAATAGGCCTGGTCATAGTTGCGATCCACCCGAAACTGGAACTCGTGATAATCATCATCGAGCTGAATGAAGTATTTACACCCGACCAGTTTTGCCAGGTCGAAACAGGCATTACGGGCGTAAAAAATTGAGCGGCGATCACCGAAATTATCGGCTTCGTCAAAACGACTGGCTATATCGGCTTTGGAAAACACCAGCACCTGTTCACCAAATTCAACTATGTACTGATGCCGTGTCTTATCTTCATCATCAACAACGATAAAAATTTTCCCGGTATAGCCAGCACGACGCAACGTCCGGTAAGTCAGAACTTTGTCCGGTCGCCCGTGAGTCAGAATAAAGGCGCAAAAATCATCACGCATATTCCTCCTCCCCGCCATGCATGATCTCCACCATGTGCTGCGTCATCCGGACAAATCCATTTTCAATAGCCTGCTGATAATCAATGATCACCAGCGCCGACTCCTCAAAAAGGCGCTGAATTTCAGCGGGGGCGTGAGCGTAATAATCCGCAATTCTGCTGAAATTAAACACCGTGTGGCGTTCTGCCGCGCACAGGAGGAATTTTTCGATATCAGGCTCAAGGGACGCCGAACGTATCCGGCTGATCAGCTCCTGAGTTTTCGTATCGTCGTACAGTTCACTGATATCCGGTTTATCGCCCGACGGCTCATAAACAGGCGTATCAATTTTCGTCGTATACTGCTCCTCCTCATTTCCGGTACCTGGCAAAACTTCCATCAACAGTTCATCAATTTCTGTTGGGCTGAATCCTGTCAGGGAGATATCAAAATCAGCATTGATTAGCTCCGACAGTTCCACCCGTAACAGTTCTTCATCCCAGCCAGCGTTGAGCGGCAGGCGATTATCTGCCAGGCGGTACGCCTTTTTCTGATCATCCGTCAGGCCAGACAGAACAATGACCGGAACAGAATCCATTTTGAGCACCTCAGCCGCCATCACGCGACCGTGACCAGCAATAATTTCGCCCTTTTCGTCAATCAGCACCGGATTGGTCCAGCCGAATTGCTTAATGCTTTCTACCAGTTGTGCCACCTGCTCAGGGCTGTGTGTCCTGGCGTTGTGCGCATACGGAGACAGTTTTTGCAACGGGCGATAGACGATCTTCAATTTCTCGCTCATACAGCCTCGCTTTATGAATAAAAAAGCCCGCTATCGGCCAGTGCGCTGGGTGCGCGGCGGGTGCTGATAACGAGCTTTGACATTATCGCAGCCCCTCACACTGAAGGGCTGCTGTAATGCCTGTTACTCAGTAACAACTGCGCCTTCCGGTAATTTCATACCGGCAAATACCGGACAACCAGGATGACAATCATCTTCTGTTGCTTCCAGCATTGACTCACCAAACCACTCCGTCGTGGCGCGACCATCAGCTGCTTTGTAGTGGATCAAGTACTGGTTTTCGCCATCCGCATACTGCGCGCGGGCTTTAACCTCCCCCCATTCATCACTGATGCGCATCTCCACCAGTTGAGACAACTCAAACTTAAACGGAGCAGCATCAGCACCAATTACAATCGGTTTGTTTTTTGTTTTTTCCATCATCGTCTCCTGATATCGAAGCCCGCCGCCGCACCGGGCGCTGATCAACATTTGAGTATTCGCAGCGAAAGAAAGAATTTATTTTATTGAGTAGCCACAAACACAGAATTTCGTGCTTTCCAGACGATGGCGCATCCTTCATTTTTCAGCAAAATATTCTGCTCTTACAGGCGATAAGTTCTGCAGACACTGCCGAACACCGTCAACAATTTCGCAGACCTGAGAAGCCGTATCGAAAAGCTGGCGCGCCTTATCCAGGCTAACGCATCCCACCAGGAAAAAAGGCACCAGTATCGCTACCAGTGCCCATTTCGCCGCCGTTCGCGGCATTCTGTGTGTCCAGTGTTTTCTGCTCATAACACACCTGGTTATCAGCGTTTCAACTGAAAGTGAGGCCCGTCTTTCAGTGTTTTCCAGTCCCCGCCCCATTCGATGGCAGTTCCCAGCTCTGCGGCAGCCTTCTTAAATGCCTGCGCGATTTTCTCGTACAGAGGCCAGTCCCATGACACCTGGCTGCCAACCCAGGCAACAACATCCACCGCATCACCGGTCAGGTGGCGGCTGTTCATGGTCTGGCTTTTCCCTTCCGCGACCAGCTGTTTCTGGCGTTCTTTCGTGCGCAGCCCTTCCGTAATACCGAAATCAACCTCCGTCAGCTCCAGCGCACGGCGAACGACAGCAACCAGCTGTGGTTTAACGCCCTCCAGATTTTTTTCACTGCGACGGCTGAATCTGAATTTACCCGACATATTCACCTCAACAATGGAAAGATTTTTGTGACGTTCCCGCGTGCGCGTATCACCAGCACGCAGAACAGCAGGTTAAAAAACACTTCCAGCCAGCCCGTTGCTAACGGGCGACCACACAGATAGCTGAGGGGCGCAAAGGCATACAGCAGCATCAGCAGCCACGCCAGCCATGACATCAGCGGTTTATGTCTGGAATCACGGCGACGATAAAAAAAGAGCGTCAGCACGATAACCGTGCATAACGCTACATTCAGCAATCCGGGAAGGTTACTTAACATTGCCGCCTCCTCCACCCCGCAGACGGGAGAACAGGCCGGACACCAGTGATGCAATATCCTGCTGGTGGATGAACGAGAGAATCTTCACCGACACCACTGACACCAGCACTGCACACAGTGCGTCGACAGGCGCACCGTCAAACCCTGTATGCTTTACCAGCCAGGATGCCAGAACCTCTGCGCCCAGCACGCCGATAATGAACGACACCAGAAAATGCGCCGCCACACGCCAGGCTGAAAGCGCCTGCGGCATCGTTGCCACAAATAACGCCCCGGCGAACGCACCAAACACAATCCCGAAATCCGTTCCGGTAAACAGCCCGAATACCGTCGCCCCGCCGAGCGCCACAGCCGTACCGGAACCGGATAAGGGTTCAGACATGCTTTTTCCTCCCACAAATAAAAAAGGGCCTCCAGCGGCCCGTAAAAACACCCTGTCAAAGGCACCCGCAGATGCCTTTTGTGTGGTGTTATCTGATGTGATGTGCGCCGGGCGCGGCGCGGATATGAAAAAGGCCCGCCGCAGCGAGCCTGTTTTCAATGAGTGCAAAATTCAATTATTCTTGAGTAACACTTAAACTCATCTCATTGAATGCAGCCATCCTGTAACCTGCCGGTGTAACACCAAAATAACTCCTGAATACGCTGATAAAATAAGATGTAAAATTATAGCCGCACTGAGCAGCGATTCTGTTGATGGCGCAACGAGATTGATTCAACAGCATTGCTGCCATTCTCATTCTCTCTGTAAGCAACAACTCACTGAAACAGGTGCCTTCTTCTTTCAGTCTTTTTTTTAACAAACTTTCACTGATACATAACCGCGAAGACACATCTCTCAGAGTCCAGTTTGCTGCAATGTCCGTACGAAACAATGCACTAAGCCTGTCACTAATATTGCTAATACACGCGGTCAGAAACGACGAAAACATCTTCTCTGATGAGAAAAACGCCAGACACGAAAAGGAAAGCATTTCCGCTAAATTGTCCGTATGAATCTTTTCCTCACAAAGATAATCAATCAGGATGCCCATCAATTCTGCCTTCGGAAAACTCACGCAAAGATATCGTGGTATTTGCCGGACTAAAACTACATCCTGTTTTTCGTCTCCACACAACAGGTAACGGCTAATTGTCGATTCACTGAGACTTATTCGCCGAAAACATTCCGAAAAGGGCAATAACGATCCAGCTCCCCCCCTGACAAGAAGTGCACTACCACTTTCAAGAGAGAGCTATTTTCCTTCAAAGAGCACAACAAACGGGGAATGAACAAAAACAACAGAACAGGCTTCATTCATATCAATTGCCCTGACATTACTGGTCACAAGATAAGTATATATCGATTTACAAAAATACAAGCCGAAAGACCAGTATTCGCAACCACCAGCACGTTTTATGTTCTCTGCCGTTTTTCGGACATAAAAAACCCGCTCAATGGCGGGTTGTATCAAAGTTCATGCGCTTGGTTCACCTCGCGATACAGCTTTGCGAAGCTTAGCAAAATTGAAGCGGTTTATGCGTAAAAAATCAAGCCGTTTTTTGAGCGAATGATTCTCGCATAGGAATGTATAGCGCATACTCAGCAACGGCCAACCAATTAGCAATTCGCTTTTCGCATGTGCTAAAACACCACTCTGGGTGTGCATCATTTAGCAATTCAGCCATTTTGCGTTTGGTCATCCCCCGCCCCTCATACCGTTGACGAAGGACGCTAATCAATCCTGGATGCTCTGCCAGCACCTCACTTATGACCCGATCAATACATAACGCCTCTGCATCAGTACAATGCGCCAGCCAGCTCTTTTGCTTACCGTTAATCATATCCCGCAAAAAAGCCTCAAGTTCAGACTTGTTCAGACCTGCTTTTTTCATCCTCCGGAGCGCCTCGTTAATTGCCGTTTTTGTCAGCTTTTTAGAGGCCAACAACTGGTTGAACATATTCCCCGTCTTACCGCCGCCAATATACGACCAGCGCCCCCACATGCGCAGTTTTCCCTGAATCCAGACACTTTCCAGCGTGGTGAGACGAAGGTGTTCCCCGCTTTTGCCTGTATTTGTTGGGTAAATCATAAATAACCTTCCTTTCTCCAGATTTCTTGCGTGCGAAAAACACCTTCTGCATGCATCAGGCGTAATTCTTCTTTGGTGTAATCGCTTGTTTTTACCCGCCCGTCGATTAAATCGTGGCACGAGCTACAGGCAATCGCTGCCTGCATATCGTGTGGCTTTATCGCCGTTCCGCACGTTCCCGCCAACCTGTAATGCGCCAGCACAGAAGTTTCGGGATTGTGATTGCAGTAGCCAGGGATTCTGACCTGGCACATCTGGCCCCGCGCCGCTTTACGTAAATCCACCATTACGCAAACTCCAGTAGCTGCGCGGCCACATTTTCGACTTGTTCCGGAGAGGAAAATTTACGGAACAGAATCCAGTTCCACAGCACATTCAGTACAGATTTATAAACCTGCTGAAACTCGGTTTCGTCCATATTCGCAAACGCGATGGATTTCGCCCGACGCCCACGACTACCGTCCGGATAAATATGCTCGGTGTAAAATCCGGCCTGAATGGTTACCCACTCGCGGAAAGCCTCAAACGACTTTAGCAATGCCGTATCACGGGTTCTGTGTGTCGCAACTGTATTCAGATATTGCTCTGCGGCTTCGCTCAGAGCTGGCGTATGTTCCCGGCCTACTGATTCACACAGGTAATCAACGAAACCGGACACCAGTTTTCGTTCGCGAGGCGTGATCGCCCCACCGACCGGAGTCCAGTAATCGAAACCCAGTTGCAGGAGTTTGAAAAAACGCTTGTGGAATGCGTAGTTACGCACACGCTTAAAGTCTGCGTGTATCCACTCACCTATTTTGATTTGATGCAGAAAATCGCAACTCTCCGGCGTCGCCGGGAGAAGTAAACCAGAAGAAGTTTGTTTGACCAGTTGTATATGCGCCATTTCTCAATCTCTCGATGGCGCAGTGCAGCAGATGCCAGTTGTTCAGGCTGACGAATGAAGTATAAATAAACTGGCTCCAGTGTAAAGCCCCCACATTGATGGAATAAAAACCAAACAACAGATTGCTGGGATAAAAACAACGCTTATTATTAAAAGCGGTTAAACAAATTAAATTTTAATGTTATGCAAATCTACCAGATCACCATAATATCTCATTTGAAAACCACTGAAATAACAACCCTATCAGGATTAATCATATTAAGGTGAGTAAATATGGAAAACAACAAATCTGCACATTACGCTCCTTTTTTATCTGTAATACTTTTTGTTTTATGCTGTGCGTGGGCATTATTTTTATAAAAATATTTACAGATAAAATAAACCCGCCAAAGCTGGTTAAGTGTGGGTGCGTTGAGGATGCATAATACATCAGAGGTGGCGAGGGATTTCTCCCTCGCCCGGTCTCTTACTCCTCAGGTTCGTAAGCTGTGAAGACAGCGACCTCCGTCTGCCCGGTTCGGATTCGTACCTCACAGAGGTCTTTCCTCGTTACCAGTGCCGTCACTATGACGGTTAAACAGATGACGATCAGGGCGATTAACATCGCCTTTTGCTGCTTCATAGCCTGCTTCTCCTTGACCTTTCGGTCCGTAAGAGGCTAATCTCTATGTGTCGCATAGATATGGCCTCAGATTAATGTTAAACGTCTTGCAGGACGCGTAATGTTAACTGGGGCTTTTCTCTATCTACCTTTGGTGATCATGCCCGAGGCAGATAGCCTCAAGCACCCACAGCAATTCTAACTATCCAATACATCACTGCCAACACTTTAAACTCTTACCCTTTAAAACAAGAACAAAATTCAACCAATCAGCATTGGGCGTATACTCATATCCTAGAGAAAACAACTCTTTCTGTACTATTTATATCCATATGATTTATAAGCATTTGCCACTTGCCATAGCCGCACAATGACAGTTTGCCATTTGATGTCAATAGATAAAAATGATCGTTTTCAATGAGTTACATACTTGCAAGGCGTTGCACATCAGGCCCGATTACGTCAGTATCAAAAGATTACAGATGGTGCATTACTGCCACCTCGCCTTAATGTTCCAGAACTCTCCAACTTGAGGAATTTTCAATGACATCCTTTCAATTATCTTTGATTTCTCGTGAAATTGACGGCGAAATAATACATTTACGTGCCAAAGATGGTTACATAAACGCCACATCAATGTGTAGAACTGCGGGCAAACTGCTCTCTGATTACACTAGACTCAAAACTACTCAAGAGTTTTTTGACGAATTATCACGCGATATGGGAATTCCCATATCGGAGTTAATTCAATCATTTAAAGGTGGAAGACCTGAAAACCAAGGGACATGGGTGCATCCTGACATCGCTATTAATCTAGCGCAGTGGCTATCGCCCAAATTTGCAGTCCAGGTTTCAAGATGGGTTCGTGAATGGATGTCAGGGGAAAGAACTACAGCAGAAATGCCTGTACATTTAAAACGGTACATGGTTAATCGTAGTAGAATTCCTCACACGCACTTTTCTATTCTTAATGAACTGACATTCAACTTGGTTGCACCTCTTGAACAAGCAGGGTACACACTCCCAGAAAAAATGGTTCCTGACATTTCACAAGGAAGAGTATTTTCACAATGGTTAAGAGATAATAGAAACGTAGAACCCAAAACATTCCCTACCTATGACCATGAATATCCCGATGGTCGCGTATACCCTGCAAGGCTGTACCCAAATGAATATTTAGCAGATTTCAAAGAACATTTTAACAATATTTGGTTGCCGCAATATGCCCCGAAATACTTCGCTGACCGGGACAAAAAGGCTCTCGCCTTGATTGAAAAAATTATGCTACCTAACCTCGATGGCAATGAACAGTTCTAAATGATTAGCCAGCCCCATAAGGGCTGGTTATTTAGTATTATCAACCCCAGCGGCAAATCGAATACACCACCAACGCCACCGCCATCGCAATTCCTACCGTTGTGAATGCTTCAGACCAGGTCATCGTAAAACATCCTCCACGCTTATAAGTCCGCTTCGCTCCAGGTAGTCCATCACTTTATCCGGCAATTTGCAGCCCGGTTTCGCTTTCTTAAGTTGACTAACCAATTGTTTAACCAGCATTGTCAATTCGCGAACTTGTTTCCCGGGCTCCCCTTTGCCCTGAAGCAGGGCAGCGCGGCAAGCGTTCCATCCCTCAGCATATGTTTCAGTTACACCATCGAGATGGCATGTAAGCAAATCCATTTCTTCCGGCACTACGGGCGCTGGAAAAACGGCATAGGATGGCGTCCATTTTGGCGCTTTATCTCCAGCCGAACGCTGATACCAGTCATCCGGTTTGTATTCATAAAAATCACCAACTGGCTCTGCTTCCAGAGATGCCAGAGCAATTTTGAATAATTCGCCCTCTACCCATGCCATCCCTGAATTGGGGTGGCATTTCTCAATCGCTATTTTTAATTTAGCTTCTTCGATTAATTGCTTTTTGGTTAATTCAGTCATTTTTCATTACCGCCCTTTCGGGCCGCCTCCTAATATTTTGAGGGTGCAGCCCCCCCCCTCCGGTTAAGGATTAAATTTTATTTACAGTGCTAAATTTAATTATTCAGATTTGGATTATGATTTCTCTTTCAGTTCACGCAGTTCCCTGATTGTTAATTTGGCTCACAACAGCACATCCTGAAAATTACCCTGATAGAACGCCAGTACACGCTGCATGACTTCGCTCTTCCGGCACTCGCGACAGATTATATTCAGACGCCTGTCATAGCGGCGTATTTCTCCGTCTGGTAATGACCAGATAAGGTCCGGATCAACTACAGCAGGTTTCTTCACCTTTGCCCTCGATAGTTTTTTGCGGGCGTTTTGCCAGTCCTTACGAGCCTGTTCAGAGGGAAATAGCCCGTAGCCGGAGTTATATACATCGCCACTGGCAACCAGCTCTCTGGCGAGAACGCTCATTAAATATCTTGTCGCACCTGTCTTAGCTTCAAGTTGTCGTAACGTCTCGCGCCCATTCTGGCGCACGAGTTCAACAACCTGCCCCTTAATTTTTTCCCGCTCTTCTTGTGTAAATACTTTTGCCATAAGCGCCTCCGGCAATCACTTTTCCGATACAACACAGCGGGAAGAATCAGTAATCTGGCGAACAATATCCCGGTGCTTGTTCAACTCCCGCAGCGCGGCGCAGACACGCTCCCACTTCTGGACATGGCTTTTCGCCCGACGCAGTTTGCGGTTTGCCAGATGCAGCGATGGCAAAATCAAATCATCCGCCCGCGTTTCGGTAAACGATGGCAACGACTGCACAATGTCCGCTACAGTATCTGTTTTAATTTCTTCCTGTGTTGCAGCCTCCTGTACTGGTAACGCAACACCTGCGGGCTGAGGAAAAGCCTTACCATCAGTTTCCGCTACCGATGCTGCTTTCGGCTCTGCTGGTAAATTATCGCCCGGTATGCAGTAACGAAATTTACCGCCCTGATTTACGCGAATCAGACGACCTTTGCTGATTGCCATTGCCAGCGTTGAAGCCACTTTGCGTGATGTGGTACCAAACAATGTAGCCAGCTCATCAGCCGTTTGTGGTCCGCGTTGTTCAATCGTCGCGGTTAAATCGCACTCTGAGATTTTCGCTACTGTTGCTGTGGTGGTTTCTTCCGGCAGTTCTGCCTGCTCTGGCTGTTCCTGCTGAACGTTGTTATCAGCCACACGCCAGGTGTATACGCTTTTATCAACGAAACCAGCCTTTTTCAGTTCCCACAGCTCGTTCAGTACCTCTTCACGACTGATATCAAGTCGCGCAGCGAGTTCTACCGACGTGGCTTTTCCCATTGCTTTCAGTGCGTCAAAAACAGTCTCCATTAAAATTTGCTCCCGGTAAAATTACTTATCAACTCAAACAAAACCAGCCGCTTTCCGGCGTTCATATTCCTGTTTCAGCAACTCAATTGGTGTTGGCCCCGACGGGCGTTCTGGTGCTGCCAGTTGCCGCCGTACGGGCGGAACGCTGAAGCCGTCACCAACATGCTTTGCCCATTTCGCCAGTTGCCGTTCTGCAAGTCGTTTTAACTCCCCTTCGGTCATCTGGCGCTCAATCCCCTTTGAACGCATCTCGAGGCAAATGTGATACAGCACAGGCTGAGACCACGGGTATTTATCGCTTCCGTCGTATCGCCAGGACTCGTTGCGCCAGCGTCGGTACTCCTCCATCACAGCATCCACCGTCAGACCGAATGGATTGGCCCCGCTTTCCGAAATCAGCGCCACAAACTCAGCCAGGTCCGGAGGCCATGTTTCACCCGTCCGGCAGCGGTCCATGCACTGGCGGCAGACCTGTCGGATTTGCTGCTCAGTCATCGCACCAATCTGTGCAATCCAGAGCTTCGAAGGTGCGGCCCCGTTCTTCTGGGTCCAGCGGTTCGAATAAACCTCCCCCATGAGTTCCCACAACTTCCAGGCCGTTTCCGTCGCTGATAAATCCGTTTTCACGTTCCCACTGCTCACGTGCTGCCCGAATTTCCTGAACTGCCCGTGATGCGGTGCCACCTGGTGCTGCTGCATGGTTCACCCCCTTGCTGACTGGTTTAACCTGCGCCCTGACGTGATTTACGTGACGGGCGAATTTCTGCTCCCACTGAACCTGCGTGAAAACTTTCCCCTCCGCTGCCCAGTAGTCCCGGAAGGCGGCAAGTTCAGCTGGTGTAAATTCCGGCTCCGGCAGAGCCACTCCCCACAGAGCTGCCCGCCGTCGAAAATCCAGCGACGGATGCCAGCCATCAGTCATCGGAAATTTCCCGATGGGTTCGTTCAGGCCTTCCAGGTAATCAGGTTCCGCTGTCTGCAACGGCACGCCATTTGCCTCACTGGCCGGAGCACTCTCGCGCACGCGCGCGTTATGTGTGGGGTTTATATATCTGTTATCTGTTATCTGGATACCGCATGACAAAGCGTTAGCCTTATCCTTAGGCTTATCCTCAGGCAAAGGGATTGCCTTATCGAATGCCATCCCCAAAGCCTCAGAAACCCCATAGGACGCGGCTCTCAGCGATTCCCTGGCCTCCCATTTGAGAGGACAATCAGGAATTAAAGCGAATGCCTTTGCCCAGGATTTAATGACATTTATCGAGTTTGGCGGATTGTGTTTCGCAGCATTCGGGAGCCAAAAAACTCTGGCTTTGATATCTGCTTTCACCATGCCAAGATTCATGGCTTCGCCTAAGGCTAAGTCAAAGGCTTCGATATCCCACCCCAACTCTTCAGCCATTGCTGCCCGCCCGGCTTTAAACAACCCAGGAATAATCCCGGTAAATGGACTGGTCAGCAGATAAATAAACAAACTCTGTCCACTTGGAGGCAGAGGAGATAACGCCCTAAATTTGGGATCATCCCATATCGTTATTTTTACCTTGCGATAAGGCTCATTGTTTGCCTTAGTTTTTGGCATGGGATTTGGCATATTTTTAGCCTTAACCATAATTGCCTCATCTGGTGTCGAACCTTCCTCCGGATATAATCTGTGATTCCCCAATCAACAGAACCAAAGGAGGTTCGACATGTCTTTTACATTTGATAAGTCTGCTCCATTCCCCCAAAAATTTTGGGTGGACAGTATTACTGGAACCGAGTCAAAAATTTTTAGCACCTCAGGAATGCTCAATCGCGGAGGAGTAAAAATACTTGCCCAGGAATTCCACACACAGGAGCTAAATTACGGGGCTTATCACAAACTAGAGTTGATAATGGATGCAACCCAAATTGATGAACTGATCGTTGCCCTACAAAAGCTAAAAGAAAAGATGTCATAATCACCCCCTAAAAATTACGTGGCGCAGCGGTTGAGCTTTGCTGTAGTCGATCTCATCGCCATACTCAATATCAAGAGCTTGTCCCTGCGCCAGTTCCATCCACCGAATGTGTTCTGCGGCTTTTTCTTTATCTTTGATATTGATGAACAACAGCGTTGACGAGGGATACCCGTTAACAAGATGGCGATGCAGAGAGAGTCGTATGGCATACCAGGCAACATTTCGGGCTATACGCTGAAGCAATGTTTCGCCTTCCAGTGTTTTAAGTCGGTATTTTTTCAGTTCATATTTTTCCATCACCACATCACCTTAATGAACAACAACAGAATCGCCGGACGAACCACCGCCGCTGAAATGCGCTTTCCGGTAAACGGCCTGGACTGCATCATCATGCGCATCAATTGCCGTACTTAACGCTTCCTGCGCCGCCAGTAATGCACGGCGTTCCAGGGTATCGAAGATGCAGAGTCGGTGACGCAACTCGCGCGGAAGGATTGCCAGAATTGCTGGGATCAGCTTCTGAATTTTTTCTCTTTGCGTTTTCGTTTCACCTTTCAACCAACGGTGATAGATATTCTGCTGATTGTTCCAGTCCTTGCCTGGAACCAGGGGCAATTCGCCGCCCCCCTGGCGCAGATATTCTTCAGTAATTGCATTGGCTACCCATGCCTGCCCTTTTTCGGCTGCCAGGGCAAACAACACTGATTCGATGTGCTCATGCTTGATTTTCATGAATCATTTGCCTCTTGATGTTTCAGGTATGATCAAATGAGGATTTGTTACTGTCATTTAGTTGCTTCACTGACATATTCTGCGAACAACATGCCGAACGTCGTAAATATGACCAGTCAATATCAGGACGAAGCTCTTCGCACAGAACCTCACCTCTTGTTGCTCGTTCAATTGCTGGACATCTCTCGGCAGGCAATTGACGTACCCCTTTGATCCATTGATTTACGCTTGGAGGTGATACACCTAAAAGCCTAGCCATTGCTGATTGCCCACCGACAACAGCACAAGCTTGCTTGAATGAATAGTTCTCTTTTTTCATCGAATGAACTCCAAAAACACACAGAAATATTAGGCGACGCCTAACATAAATGTCAATAGGCTATGCCTAATGCGATAAAGGTAGGGATTGCCTAATGCAATGAGCATAGGAGAATATTAAGCAATGCTTAGTGGTAAAGACTTAGGCCGAGCGATAGAGCAGGCCATTAACAAAAAAATCGCATCGGGATCCGTCAAATCAAAGGCGGAGGTCGCACGCCACTTCAAAATCCAACCACCATCAATTTATGACTGGATTAAGAAAGGCTCCATAAGTAAAGATAAACTTCCAGAATTATGGCGTTTCTTTTCTGATGTTGTTGGTCCAGAGCATTGGGGGCTTAACGAATACCCCATACCAACCCCCACCAATTCAGATACAAAAAGTGAACTTTTAGATATAAACAACCTTTATCAAGCAGCCTCTGATGAAATAAGAGCGATTGTAGCTTTCCTGTTATCTGGAAATGCTACAGAACCAGATTGGGTTGACCACGATGTTCGCGCCTACATAGCAGCGATGGAAATGAAAGTGGGTAAGTATCTGAAAGCTCTAGAATCTGAACGGAAAAGCCAGAACATCACAAAAACTGGAACTTAAACTTATATGGTCTGACGGAAAACTCCTGGATTCCGTTATTTAACCCCCCATCACTTTCTCCTGTCGCCATCACCTATTAGGTTACACCCAAAACATTAGGCATAGCCTATTGACAATCAATTAGGCATTACCTATAGTTCCAGCATACCACCCACCCCGCCCCACAGAACGCCGGGCAATACTTCGAGTTACCAGGCAGTGGTAAGGGGTTAAGTAGCCAGCCCGAGGCGTATGAACATGACGGCGGGATTCAAATTTTGCAGTGCAGCAGTTAGTTCCGCCACCCGGCGTTAAGGGGAGAGATAAGATGGTGCATTACGAAGTAGTTCAGTATTTGATGGATTGTTGCGATATCACTTACAGCCAGGCTGTACAGGCTCTACGCAGCAACGACTGGGATCTCTGGCAGGCAGAAGCCTCTATCCGCAACAACAAAATGTGAGGTGCGAAAAATGCAAAAAATCGACCTCGGCAATAACGAATCCCTGGTGTGCGGCGTGTTCCCCAACCAGGATGGAACGTTCACCGCCATGACGTATACCAAAAGCAAGACATTCAAAACTGAAACGGGCGCACGTCGCTGGCTTGCCAGAAATACTTGCTAATCCATTATTTGGATTAATTCAATATTCTCGCTGTAGGGGTATAGCAGAAACCACCAAAGCCCGGAGGTGGTGAAATAAAACCGGGCACAACACGAAGTCGCATTTCCGATATCCATAAAGAGTCGGTCTTGTCTGTTAAATTTAAATGGTGGGAGTGCGCCTCCGGTTGTGGATAACAACACTGCTGTGTGTAGTCTTGGCGGCATCAGTTTTTTCTTGAAGTTCGACTGATGTCCGCCCTTTTTAAAGTGAATTTTGTGATGCGGTGAATGCGGCTAAGCGCACGCGGCACAGTTAAAAGTCATGTTAGTCCTTATTGGTTTGGGTGGGAAAGCCGACTGTAATTGTTAACTGGTTGCAGTCACCTGGAGGCACTAGGCACCGCATCAACAAAGTTCATTTGTAAAAATGGAGATAATTATGATTGCACATCACTTCGGAACTGATGAAATACCACGTCAGTGTGTGACTCCTGGTGACTATATTCTTCATGAAGGCCGGACATATATTGCCTCGGCAAACAATATTAAAAAGCGAAAACTTTATATTCGTAACCTGACTACAAAAACATGCATTACTGACTGCATGATTAAAGTCTTCCTCGGTCGTGATGGTTTACCTGTAAAGGCGGAGTCATGGTGATGACTAAGAAAATAAAATGTGCTTACCACCTTTGCAATAAAGAAATTGAAGAAAGCAAAAGTATTAAAAGACCACTTCATTTCATGCGTGGAGTTATCCCAACGACGGAAATGAAAAAATATTGTAGTGAAAGTTGTGCCGAAAAAGACCAGATGGCACACGAACTTTAATTAACTGACTATTCGAAACTGAATTTATGCCAGCAATGGCAGGGATTCGCTCAACCTTAATTAAGGAGAAAAACATGATTACCAATTATGAAGCCACTGTTGTAACTACCGATGACATTGTTCACGAGGTTAATCTGGAAGGAAAGCGTATTGGCTACGTGATTAAAACAGAAAATAAAGAAACCCCATTCACTGTGGTTGATATCGACGGTCCATCAGGCAACGTAAAAACACTTGATGAAGGTGTCACAAAAATGTGCCTGGTTCACATCGGAAAGAATCTGCCCGCAGAAAAAAAAGCCGGATTTCTGGCAACTCTGATTGCAATGAAATTAGGCGGTGAAATCTGAAAGAAATAGCCTGCGCCATACGCAGGCTATGAACAGTGTGTATCCGGCAAGATCATTCACTGAACAAAACGAATTTTAATCTGAGTTGAGGTTAAAAAACAATGAGCACAAAACCACTCTTCCTGTTACGGAAAGCGAAAAAATCATCCGGTGAACCTGACGTCGTCCTGTGGGCAAGCGACGATTTTGAATCGACCTGTGCCACTCTGGACTACCTGCTCGTTAAGTCAGGTAAAAAACTGAGCAGCTATTTTAAACCTGTTGCCACGAATTTTCCTGTCGTTAATGACCTTCCCCCTGAAGGTGAGATCGATTTTACCTGGAGTGAACGCTATCAACTCAGCAAAGACTCAATGACCTGGGAACTAAAACCGGGAGCAGCGCCAGACGACGTTCACCACCAGGATAATGCTCAAGAAACCAAAGAACTGGCGGGAGGCCAGGAAGAAAACGCGCAGGCAGACGCCCACGAGGATTGCCAGGATTGCGAAGTCTCTGTAGCCACTTTGCGGTTCACACAGCGTCTTCTGCACATTTTTACGTATGCAGCCGGGGATCGGAAATACCTGCATCATGCCACCCGTGAACAACGCAAACACATTACTGCTCTTGAGATGGATCAGGAAAACAGCTATGTCCAGAATCTGCTGTTGGCCATACGCAGCATGGCAGAACCGACAACTCTGGATAATGCCGCCCTGCTCCGCCTGACTGATGCAATTAAGGCAGTGTTCTCTATCACGAAAAAACATCAGCCCTATGAATTTAAGAATTTCATTTCAGCCTGGCTGGATACCGAACACATTGATCGCGGTCTTCTGACAAAAGAATGGCGAAAAGGAAATCGTGTTTCACGCATCACGCGCACGGCTTCCGGCGCTAATGCTGGCGGCGGGAACCTCACCGATCGCGGCGAAGGTTTCGTTCACGATCTGACGTCACTGGCGCGCGACGTAGCCACTGGCGTACTGGCTCGTTCAATGGACGTGGACATTTATAACCTTCATCCGGCACACGCTAAACGTGTCGAGGAAATTATCGCTGAAAATAAACCACCCTTTTCTGTTTTCCGCGACAAATTCATCACCATGCCTGGTGGGCTGGATTATTCCCGCGCCATCGTGGTTGCGTCCGTAAAAGAAGCACCAATTGGGATCGAGGTCATCCCCGCACACGTCACTGAATATCTGAACAAAGTACTGACTGAAACCGATCATGCCAACCCTGATCCGGAAATCGTGGATATTGCCTGCGGTCGCTCCTCGGCCCCGATGCCGCAGCGAGTAACAGAAGAAGGAAAACAGGACGATGAAGAAAAACCACAACCATCTGGCGCAATGGCAGATGAACAGGCAACGGCTGAAACAGTGGAACCGAATGCAACTGAACATCATCAGAACACGCAGCCGCTGGATGCTCAGTCACAGGTAAATTCTGTTGATGCGAAATATCAGGAACTGCGGGCAGAACTCCAGGAAGCCCGGAAAAACATTCCATCAAAAAATCCTGTCGATGCCGATAAATTGCTTGCTGCATCACGTGGTGAATTTGTTGACGGAATTAGCGACCCGAACGATCCGAAATGGGTTAAGGGGATCCAGACTCGCGATTCTGTGTACCAGAACCAGCCAGAAACGGAAAAAATCAGCCCGGATGCGAAACAACCTGAGCCAGTAGTGCAACAGGAACCGGAAATAGTCTGCAATGCCTGCGGTCAGACTGGCGGGGATAACTGCCCTGACTGTGGTGCGGTGATGGGCGACGCAACATACCAGGAAACATTCGGTGAAGAGAATCAGGTTGAAGCTAAGGAAAAAGATCCGGAGGAAATGGAAGGCGCTGAACATCCGCACAATGAGAATGCTGGCAGCGATCCGCATCGCGATTGCAGTGATGAAACTGGCGAAGTCGCAGATCCCGTAATCGTAGAAGACATAGAGCCAGGTATTTATTACGGAATTTCGAATGAGAATTACCACGCGGGTCCCGGTGTCAGTAAGTCTCAGCTCGATGACATTGCTGATACTCCGGCACTGTATTTGTGGCGTAAAAATGCCCCCGTGGACACTACAAAGACAAAAACGCTCGATTTAGGAACCGCTTTCCACTGCCGGGTACTTGAACCGGAAGAATTCAGTAACCGCTTTATCGTAGCACCTGAATTTAACCGCCGTACAAACGCCGGAAAAGAAGAAGAGAAAGCGTTTCTGATGGAATGCGCAAGCACAGGAAAAACGGTTATCACTGCGGAAGAAGGCCGGAAAATTGAACTCATGTATCAAAGCGTTATGGCTTTGCCGCTGGGGCAATGGCTTGTTGAAAGCGCCGGACACGCTGAATCATCAATTTACTGGGAAGATCCGGAAACAGGAATTTTGTGTCGGTGCCGTCCGGACAAAATTATTCCTGAATTTCACTGGATCATGGACGTGAAAACCACAGCGGATATTCAACGATTCAAAACGGCTTATTACGACTACCGCTATCACGTTCAGGATGCATTCTACAGTGACGGTTATGAAGCACAGTTTGGTGTGCAGCCAACTTTCGTTTTTCTGGTTGCCAGCACAACTGTTGAATGCGGACGTTATCCGGTTGAGATTTTCATGATGGGCGAAGAAGCAAAACTGGCAGGCCAGCAGGAATATCACCGCAATCTGCGGACCCTGGCTGACTGCCTAAATACCGATGAATGGCCAGCTATTAAGACGTTATCACTGCCCCGCTGGGCTAAGGAGTATGCAAATGACTAAGCAACCACCTATCGCAAAAGCCGATCTGCAAAAAACTCAGGGAAACCGTGCACCAGCAGCAGTTAACGATAAGGATGTGCTGTGCGTGATTAACAGCCCGGCAATGAAAGCGCAACTGGCAGCAGCTCTGCCACGTCACATGACAGCGGAACGCATGATCCGCATTGCTACAACAGAAATCCGTAAAGTACCGGAACTAAGAAACTGTGACTCGACGAGTTTTATCGGTGCCATCGTACAGTGTTCACAGCTCGGACTTGAGCCAGGTAGCGCCCTCGGTCATGCATATCTGCTACCGTTCGGCAACGGAAAAGCAAAAAACGGTAAGAAGAACGTACAGCTGATCATCGGTTATCGCGGCATGATCGACCTTGCCCGTCGATCAGGTCAAATCATCAGTCTGTCAGCTCGTGTTGTCCGTGAATGTGATGAATTCAGCTATGAACTTGGCCTTGATGAAAAACTGGTTCATCGTCCCGGTGAAAACGAAGATGCCCCTATAACCCATGTCTATGCTGTTGCAAAACTGAAAGACGGAGGAGTGCAGTTTGAAGTCATGACCCGCAAACAGGTAGAAAAAGTTCGCGACACACACAGCAAGGCGGCAAAAAACGCAGCGTCAAAAGGGGCGTCGTCCATCTGGGATGAACACTTTGAAGACATGGCCAAAAAGACAGTGATACGAAAACTGTTCAAGTATCTGCCGGTATCTATTGAAATCCAGCGTGCAGTATCGATGGATGGAAAAGAGGTGGAAACAATTAATCCAGACGACATATCGGTTATAGCCGGGGAATACAGTGTAATCGATAATCCAGAAGAATAATCCAGCCCGGCGGTGTAATGCACCGCCAACGTGAGATAGTTTTTATGACAAAAACTTTGAGATATGACGATGTTAAACCATGTCCGTTTTGTGGTTGTCCATCAGTAACGGTGAAAGACATTTCAGGATATTACCGGGCAAAATGCAACGGATGCGAATCCCGAACTGGCTATGGTGGAAGTGAAAAAGAAGCGCTCGAAAGATGGAATAAACGAACCACTGAAAATATTAATGGAGGCGTTCATGTATAAAATTACCGCTACAATTGAAAAGGAAGGTGGCACTCCTACTAACTGGACAAGATATTCAAAATCTAAACTAACGAAATCAGAATGCGAAAAAATGCTCTCAGGTAAAAAAGAAGCAGGCGTTTCCAGAGAGCAGAAAGTAAAACTGATAAATTTTAATTGCGAGAAACTTCAGTCCTCGTGAATTGCATTGTATTCAAATTAAAACTTCATAGCTGATTATAAATAATCAACATCAGGCGTCAATTTCAGTCTAACATTGGCGCCTGCCAGAGGTGATGCGATGGCACAAGTAATCTTTAATGAAGAGTGGATGGTTGAATACGGCCTGATGCTTCGCACTGGTCTGGGGGCCAGACAAATTGAAGCATATCGCCAGAACTGTTGGGTGGAGGGCTTCCACTTCAAACGAGTATCTCCTTTAGGTAAGCCAGACAGCAAACGAGGGATTATCTGGTACAACTATCCAAAGATAAATCAGTTTATCAAAGACTCATGATATGTCTAAATTACCAACAGGTGTCGAGATTAGAGGTAGAAACATTCGCATCTGGTTCATGTTTCGAGGAAAACGATGTCGGGAAACATTAAAAGGCTGGGAGATTACAAACAGTAATATTAAAAAGGCCGGAAATTTAAGAGCGCTGATAGTTCATGAAATAAACTCCGGTGAATTTGAGTATTTAAGACGTTTTCCCCAGTCCAGCACTGGGGCAAAAATGGTGACAACGAGAGTCATAAAAACGTTCGGGGAGCTTTGTGATATCTGGACAAAAATTAAAGAGACAGAGTTAACAACAAACACAATGAAGAAAACGAAATCACAATTAAAAACACTCAGAATAATAATTTGTGAAAGTACCCCGATATCATATATTCGTTATAGCGATATCTTAAACTACCGGAATGAACTGCTGCATGGAGAAACGCTTTACCTGGATAATCCAAGATCCAACAAAAAAGGAAGAACCGTGCGCACAGTTGATAACTATATCGCCCTGCTCTGTTCGCTGTTACGTTTTGCGTATCAGTCGGGATTTATATCAACCAAACCATTTGAAGGAGTAAAAAAATTACAGCGAAACAGAATAAAGCCTGACCCGTTATCTAAAACAGAATTCAATGCATTAATGGAAAGTGAAAAAGGACAGAGCCAAAACTTGTGGAAATTTGCCGTTTACTCCGGGCTTCGTCACGGGGAACTGGCAGCTCTGGCGTGGGAGGATGTGGATTTCGAGAAGGGAATTGTGAATGTCAGAAGAAACCTGACGATACTTGATATGTTCGGTCCCCCAAAAACAAATGCCGGGATCCGGACGGTAACATTACTGCAGCCTGCTCTTGAAGCACTGAAGGAGCAATACAAACTGACCGGGCATCATCGCAAAAGCGAAATCACCTTTTATCATCGGGAGTACGGCAGAACCGAAAAGCAAAAACTGCATTTTGTTTTCATGCCAAGGGTGTGTAACGGAAAACAGAAACCTTATTACTCGGTAAGCAGTTTGGGGGCAAGGTGGAATGCAGCAGTAAAACGTGCTGGTATTCGCCGCCGTAATCCGTACCATACGCGGCATACTTTTGCCTGCTGGCTGTTGACGGCAGGAGCGAACCCGGCATTTATAGCCAGCCAAATGGGGCATGAAACTGCGCAGATGGTGTATGAAATTTACGGTATGTGGATTGATGACATGAACGACGAACAGATAGCCATGTTGAATGCGCGGTTATCGTAG